CCTTACCCTTCTTACGAATAGAAAGTGTAATTACTTCCTTGTCAGCATATTCCATGTTAGGAAAGCCATTGAGTGTTGAGGTCTCAATGTCAAGTGATACAACACTTATATCATCGACGTTGTAGTTGACCTCTTCCTTGAACAGTCCATGGATTGCTTGGTATGTGTATAGAATAGATCCGTAGATATCGAATCCAGCAACATCTTCGTAGTTGCTCATAAAATCTCTTGCAGCCTTGACACTCTCAAACTCAACCTTATCAACAGTGCGACCGTTGAGAGTCTTGTATCCAGACTTGTTCTGAGAATTGACAAATAGATAGGGACGGTATGTGTCACGATACTCGAAACGCTTACCGTTCTCATATCCTCTCACATAGACACTGTCACCATAGACAAAAACGTTTGTATAAAACTTCATATCACCTCTGCTCCGAAGAGCTGGATTATACTATAACAAAGCAAGAGACACAACAATTATCTGATTGATGTTGCGATTTGGATACCTGAACCGAACATTCGGCTGTAGTTGTTTTGGAGGTCAACTGAAGGTCTGTATGTTGTCATTACGTGCTCTTCTTTGAAAGTGAATTCACTCTCTTCTGCATATGGTGCGTATGGGTAAAGTGAAACACCAACACCGTCTTTAGTTGGAACCAGTTGAACAATACCAACGTTTTTCATTTTGTAGTATTTGTGTTCGTGGTCTTTGCTTTTGGTAATATCAAGTTCACCAATCAAGTCTTCACCAGTAATCAATCTAACAATATAGAGGCTCATAATAATCCTTAAATTAAAAAGCCGGCCATTGCGGCCGGCGTACTTTTTACAGACCTCTCTCTTGAGGATCTTCCATTAACAATTCACCCATTGGTTTGGTATCTTTTGATTTGCTCTTTGCAGGCTTATCATCGATCTCAATTTTCTTAGGTTTCTTGTGCTCTGGAATAATTCTTTCCAAAAAGATCTTCAGCATTCCGTTCAACATCTCTGCATTCTGAATCTCAACTTGATCGTTAAGAACAAATGTGCGAGCAAATGCACGGTTTGCAATTCCTTTGTAGAGGAAGTTTTCATTTTCACTGTCGTCAGCAGTCTTACCAGCAACAATCAACTTACCATCTTCAAAAGTAATTTCAACATCTGATTTGCCAAAACCAGCGACAGCTAGTTCAACAACATATTTGTTGTCATCAACTTTTTTGATATTGTAAGGGGGATAGTTGGGAATGTTCTTTGCTACTTCGTCATGAAGTTTTGCGAGCTTGTTGAATGGTTCATCAAACCCAACAAAGAATTTATCAAGATCCTTAGTTCCAAATTTGAAACCAGGGCCAAAGGCAAATGTGTTTGCCAACGCATTAAGTGCTTCTGTAGTCATATAGACCTCCTATTAAGCAAGGTTAAAGAAATGTGCCCCTGACGGCGGCACACTTCTATTTATACATCATCCACTAAAGATAGTCAACTTTTTATTGTCTCAAAGTGTAAATTTGCAACAATAAATTCTTTGACCAGATTACTTCTGACAATGTCTTCAACATCGAACTCAATGTTTCTGAATGATGGCATTCTGTTGATGATTTGTACAAAGTCCTTTAGTCCAGACTGATCATGCTTTTTGTTGAGGTCTGTTTGTTTAAAGTCACCACAGAACATAATTCTAGAACCCTCACCCACTCTTGTAATGATTGAGCTTAGTTCTTGGAAGTTCATGTTCTGACATTCATCAACAATGATAATTGCTTTGTCAATTGTGATACCACGAACAAAAGATGTGATTAGGAATTCAATGTTCTTTTGTTCAACTAGTCTTTCATATGCTTGATCAGTATTAAAGAGGTCTTTACATATTGCTTTATATGGGGCTAAGTAAACGTCCGTCTTTTCTTTCTCATCTCCAGGCAGGTGTCCAATCTCTCTAGACGGTACAACAGAGCGAACAATAACAACCTTCTCAAAGTTGCTACGGTTATTCATCATTTCTTCTAGTGCTTTGTAGACTGATATGAATGTTTTTCCTGTACCTGCTGCTCCGTGCAGCATTAACGCTTGATGTCCTTCATCGTATAATTCGTAAAACTTTCTTTGATTTCTTGTTAGAGGGTCAAATAATTGTAAGTCTTCGTATTTTAATTTCAGCTTCCTTTTAGTTGTTTGATCTGGGAACGGATGAACGGATGCTTGAGACATTCTAGCCTGTTTTCTCATGGACTACCCTTTTGTTATAGTTAGAAACAAAAAAAGGCACAGATCTCTCGACCATGTGCCTTTTGCCTATTTGACTACTTTATTACTTCAGCCATCAAATTCCTTTATAATCCATTTGAAATTATTTATCATTTCAAAACCCTAGAACCGTGGGAGTAAACTTCAATGGCTTACCTGGTTCGTAATCTTTTGTAAAATAGTCAACCAGCATCTCCATTCTGAATGCAGAATCTTCTTCACCAGCATCTGCACACTTCCTCTGTGCATCTTGTAGGAACTTGATCAACTTAAAGTGATTGATACCACCGTGATTGGTTTCATTGAGGAATGGCTTCTGAGAGCCGCGATGTGGTTTAAACATCATCAGACTCCACAATAGATACAGATTGAATAGAGTCTACACGGAATGATCTCCAACCACTATTGTCTAGATCCCAAACCGAAACAGTGCTATCGTTTTCTGGTTTTACTTTGTCAGTTTTTTTGTCATATGCTTCAACAAACTTCTCTTGCAGTGTACATCTCATTTCGCGAACACTGCCGTCAGTTTTAATAAAAACTACTTCAAGAACATCGTTCTTGAGCAGCGAGCGGATAGATTCCTTCGTGTATTCCATTTTTCCACCTTTGATAATCATCATAAAAATATTCCGAGACCTCAACGTTAGCCTCTGATAGCATTATCCGTGAATCATCGAAATGGAACAACGAGTCTCTAGGATTATTTGGTTTCAGAGTGACTACTCTTTTAATCCCACGTTGAATAATTGACTTGGTACATTCGTTACAAGGAAACAAAGTACAGTACAAAGTAGCACCTTCAACAGACCCTGTAGTATTGTCTAATGCATTTCGTTCTGCATGGCAAACATATTTTAGTTTAAGATCTCTGTCATTATATCGATATGCATAGTCTTTAACACCAGTCGGAAACCCGTTATATCCAAGACTAAGCACTCTTTTTCGTGAGTCAACTATGCAGCTACCAACTTTGCGTGAAGGATCCTTAGACCACGTTGCTACATAGTGACTTAATTCAAGGAACCGCATATCCCACATGATTCATTATCTCTTTTTACCAATGTTATATTTTGCAACAAGTTCCCACTCATCTTTTTCTTTATGTGTGATTACTTTCACTTGAGAGAACGGAGCAACTGGCTCGCTAGATTTCTGAGCGTTAACCAATTTGATTAGTCCCCACTCTGCCAATAAGTTAACTATTGTGTTTCTTCTTGCAACATCATCATCAGAAAAGTTGGATGGCTTACCGTCTAGTGCAAACAACTCTTTGAAGTGAACAATGTAATACTTACCTTGTTTATGAAGGATATGGCAAGATTGGAATAGCTTTTTGTCTTTGCGAGAGGCGACACCGATCCGTGTCAATGTTTCTTTAATTTTAAGAAAGTCCTCTTCGGAAGTCAATGTAACTTCAATTAGACTGTCAATACTGTTCATGATTGTCCACCTTTTTCTAATTTTTCTTTTATAGTGATCAACTGATCAGAAGAAAGGATTGACAATGCGCTTTTAGCTTTTTCTGGACTGTACCCATAATATTCCATTACAGCTGCAAGATCATTATCTTCTTGCTTCTTCACCCACTTTGCAAATCGCCTGGCAGGTCTTACTGTATTTAGGAAAAACTGGAATTGGAGCTTGGAGTCAGTGAGATGGCGTCTATTCATCTCATTAGCATACATCACAGTATCGGGAAAGTAGGAAAGAGCCTTGTTAACGAGAAAAGGCTGGTAGAGTCTTTCTACAGCCGGATCTTCCATTAGGTCTTTCTTACTTTGTGATATTGCATTAACAAAGTCGAACGGAGACATTACCAGATCATCCGTACAAGGCCAACTGAGTCAATTGTTACTAGGAGCATGTAGTTAGCAAGCATACCAAAACTTCTCCGAGTCCAAGCAGCCCAAGCGTACATACCACAACCCACAATCCATATAGGATAGAGAACAAGTAGGGGTGGATTTGGTACCGTGGATGCCATCGTAATAGAACACCCGATAGATATAGCCCAAGCAAACAGCTCAACAGAAAAGCGAAAACGATTACTGTTCCAGTCATTACGAATCCATTCGAAGGTGGGTCTGAATAAATCAATCAAAACGGTGGCTCCTCAAAGCTGGCAATAGTTTCCTTTGATAGCTCACGTTGGTGTCTTTTATTGTCATCTGTAATAAACTCTAATCTTTTTTCACATATACGTTGGAATGGATCAATAGGGTAGTATGGATTCTCATGACGAAACTTCTTCATATACTCGCCAAGGTTATCAACCCATTCATCTTTCTGCACTACAATTTTATTCTTCATTCTGTATCTACTTTGCTTTCTGTTTCAACCCACACACGAGCACCACAGCTAAGTGGCTTATCAGGTGAGTACACGACCTTGCTTGGTCCATGTATCGTCACACTGTTAGCATACACATTACTCTTGTATGTTTTAACAGTTAGCACAGGTATTTTATCTTCATCAGCAGCTCTAATATTCTTGCGGATGTGTTGTTGATTGACGTGGATGATTGTTTTCATTCCCAGATCAAACAATCCTTGGCATATGTCTCTGCTCGTGCATAGGTATCAAACACTTCACAGTCTGGTTGACCTCCCTGAGCATATGCAAGTTCTTTTTGAATCACAACTCGGTACTTTCCATTCTCTTGAATGAATATCTTTACCTCTGTTTGAGGGTTACTTATTTGTTTTAATAAAATCATTTAAACTCTCCTTCTGCCATTATTTCTGTTAGGCAGGCTAGTATGTTAATCTCATGATCAGCAACGAATGCTGCTTTGTATTGATAGTCAGCCAATGTGATGACAAGTTGCGGGATTGAGTTAGTCTTCAAATACTGAGATGCAGTATCATACAACTTGCGAAAGAACACAGCTTGGTCAATATCATTGTTCTCTGCAACCCACCTACGAACTTCACTAAAGTTCTTTGCCTTCAACAGCTCTACCAATCCTTTTAGATTCTCTTCTGAGAAGTTTACAAGAATACCAGAATCAATCTTACCAGTAGCTGAATATCTCTGCAACTCATTAAGTACTCTTCTCCAATCAGGGAAGAACTTAGTGATCACTTCAACAACAGCTTTCTGATCATAATTAACACCTTCTTGCTCTAGGATGTTGCAGACTCTCTTATAAAACAGAGAAGCCATCTTTGGCTTATCCTCTTTATCTATCTTGAATTCAACAACCGAGCATCTTGAGTGAAGAGGCTCAATGATTTTATTCTTAAAATTACAAGTAAGAATGAACCCGCAGTTCTTCGAATACTCTTCCATGAAGTTACGAAGTGCAGGCTGTGTGGAGTTTGGATTGAGGTAGTCAGCCTCATCAAGAATAACATACTTACGACCACCAGAGAAGGAGATAGATGACGCAAAGTCCTTTATCTCGTTTCTCAGTGTGTCAATGTTG